AAAGGATCTCCTTTTAATTTATCTCTTTCAATTATTAATTCTTTAATTTTTTGTGTTAACCCTCCAATAGTATCTAAATCAGCAGGAACAACAATAGGATTTAAAGGTTTTCTTCTTAATAATTTAACATATTCAGCCGCTAATAACATTAATTTATTTCTTACTTCCCATTCGGCACTACCCACTTTCATAGCTGCTGCTAAATCTTTTTGATCTTTTGCAAAATCAGCTAATCCTTGAATATTTTTTTTGTTAAACATTTCAACAACATCATCAGATAAATCTTTAAATGCTTTTTGTGCTTTATACAAGCCATCACCATTAATTTCTGAATATAATCTTTTTACATTTTCTTTAGCTTGATCAAACGCTTCAATATTTAAAGTACCAAATTTTAATAATACATTAAATAAAGAATTAGCTGCACCCCCACTCATCGATTCTGTAAAAGCATTTTTTAATCTATTTAAACTAGCAGTTGTACTATCAATACCATTTGCTGCATCACCACCAATACTTTTATCTAATTGAGTAGCAAACTTTGGTAAAACATCAGCAGCCATTAACTGACCTGTTTCCATTAATTTCATCAATTTTGCAGTAGTGTTTCCTGTTGCTAAAGCCATAATAGCTAAAGCACCTGGTAACCTATCTCCTAATTGACCTTTTAACTCTTCCGCGTTTACAGTACCTTTTGACATCATTTGACCTAATGCTCTTAAAGCACCTTGTGTGTCATCTGCTGATAATCTTAAAACTGCCGAAGCTCTAGCAACTGAATCAAATATTTGATTTGTTTGTTCTAAAGAAGCACCTGAAGTAATTGCAGCACCTGCAAAATATTTATATGAATCTGCTAAAGTAACAAAATCCAATCCCAAAGTATTAGCCATATCTGCTAACCTTCCCATTTGTGATTCTGCAATAAGACTTGATTTGAAAACTGTTTTTAATGCGTTAGAAGTAGCATCTAATTTTAAAGATTCCTGAAAGGATCTATTAACTAATCCAACTGCTGCTTGAAGACCAATATAACCCGCTATAAGATTCTTAATAGAACCCCCAAGCTGATTCATCGGATTAATAGGGGCTTTTAATGATTCAGCACTTTTTTTACCAAAACTATTTATAGTGTTTTGAGCTTCGGTTAATTTAGATTTTAAATCACCAATCTCTGCTCGTAACTGGACTACTATTTCTTCATTTGCCATTATTTACCCATCTTTTTAAGTAATTCTTCCTTTTCTTCTTTAGTTGGTAGTTTAACTGGTTTCTTTTGAAGAACCATATACTTATCAGTCCATAATGGAATAATTTCTTTTGGTTTCTTTTGGTTTTTCTTTTCTACTTGTGTGTTTAGAATGTAACTCATTAAAGTTCTAGTCCTATCCCACTCGTTGGCTTCCTTTATAGAAATATGAATAACATATCTGATATAATCTATAAAAGTCATATCCCAAAATTCACTTGGTTTTAAACCTAAATTTATAACCGCGTTATCTAATATGCCGTCCCAAGTAAGTTTTTTTTTTCTCCATTAGAACCATCCCCACTCATCGATTTCATAGCATCAACCATTTGTTGAGTAATTACAACAACACAAGCCATAAACTCTTTAATCACATTTAACTGATCAACATAAGTGATATTATCAACCCATATTTGAACATCATCAATTGTAAAGTCTACTACTTTTTTATTGCTCCTGTAAGAACCAACTAAACCGCAGAAAATTATATCTACAACCATATCTAGTTGAGTATAATCTTCTCCGATTTCTTTGATACTACCAATATCTGCTCCTGTAATTTGAGTATATTTTTCTAATGAATAATTACCAAATTTCAATTGCTTCACTTCTCCGTTGAGAGTAATTTCTAATATTCCGATCATAGTTTGGTTGTTTTATTATGCTAAGGTTAATACACCTGTTCCTGTTACTTCAATTGTATAAGTAGCAACATCTTCCATCGGACCAGATACTTCAAAAGAAGCAATATAACCACTTTGTGAAAATGTATTTGTACCATTTGTGAATTTAACAGAAAGTAAAGTTCTACTGTTATAAGCTGCAAAAATCTCAGTTAAAGTATAGTTAGCACCCGCAGCAAAATCTGCAAGACCTTCTCCTGAATAAGAAACATCTCTTAAACCAGGCATAACTGATTTCCATCCACCACTTTCTTTTGAAGTAGTTTCAAATAGGTCTGCGTTAACAGACATAGTACAGTTTGTTAATTGAATTAATGTTTCTTCCGAACCTGATGTACCTAATTTAAGTAATTGAGCCGTTCCGTTGTAAATTGCCATATTATTATTTTTTTAATTGTTAATTAATCTGTTATTTCAAATGTTCCTGTGAATGATACCGTATAAGAAACGACATCTTCCATCGGAGCATTAATTTCTATACTTTCAACATAAGCTAAACCAATATAATAACCCGCAGGTATTACTGGATTTGCTATTGCAATATTAATAGGACTTCTTGCATCATAAGACGCATATAAAGTAGTAATTCCTATATCTGAAACACCTTCATCCCAATTTACTAAAGCATCTGTTGTAAAAGCAAAATCCCTTAATCCTGGTAAAGATACAGAAAAACCATTATCTTGTTTACAAGTAGCATCAATCATACTATCATTCATAGTTACTGTAACACTTCTTTGGCACATTAACGGAAAATCCGTATCTGCATCATAAAGTAATATATCTGATCCGTTTAGTACACTCATATTCCTTGTTGTATTTTAAAAGTAAATCTTATTAATCTTCTCACTAAAACCCCTGTATCTATCAGTTGTTCAAGTGTATTTGTGCTTTCCATTAGTGTTCTAATAACATACCAATCAGGCATTAAATCTAAATACCCATCTTGGCGTGTTCTAACCAATTCAATCACTTCGTTTGATATTCTATCCGATAGTAATTTACCACCAAAAGAGTTGTCAAATCTCGTTCCTATTTCAATTAAAACACTAACTTCTTGACCATAAGATTGTTTACTACCCTCTAATATTTCCGTAGAAACAAAAGTAGAAAGCAAAATATATGGTTCAATAGCCTCTGCTAAAACACTTGCCGAATCATAAACTCGAACTTCTTGTAAATCTATAACGATTGCACCGTTTAGTCTTTCGTAAAGTTTCCTTCTTATTAGTTCTCCGACATCTTACATTCCACAAATTTACGATTTATTTAGTAATATTCTTACGAATTTTTCTCATATCCTGTAAAAATATTTTCCTGTATTTAATAAACGCAGGAACTAAATAAGGTTGTGCTTTCATTCTACCTTTCCCATTTACATAATACTGCATAGCAAACTTCTCATACCCTGCCGGAACTTCTACATAAATACCTGTACCAAACTCTACATAAGGCGCATAAGGCGCTCCAGGACCACCAAAAGTAACAGTACCTACAAAAGGATTTTGAGTATTTGTTCTGCCTGAACTCCTTAAATGATTATCCTGAATAGCTACATTTTGTAAAGCCTGTGCAAATATCTGATCAGTATTTCTTTGAATAGAAGATTTAACCTGCAATTCTGCCTGTTTAGAAATATTATTTAACTTAGAAACTACTGATTTAACACCTTTAATTAAAGCCATTATACTACAATAAAATTATTATTTTCTGTCATTAAGTTTTCGTAAAACTCGGTAATTAAAAAGAAAGTAGGATCAATTAACCTTCCTAAAGTAGTCATTATAACTATTTCTTTTCTTCTTTCGTCAACATTTTGAAAAGCCTTTATAATATACTCTCCACCATTATAGACAATTTTATTAACTTGAGAAAGATTAGGGTAGTCATCATAACGAATAGTAAACTCGTAGACGTTATCTAAAGATATTTTACCATCCTCAAGATTTCTAAAGCCTTGTTTTGCTCTAATCTTTGCCCAAACTACCTTTTGATCGACAAATGTACCAAAATAACCACCTGTACCATCTGAACCAGTTTGTAAAGTTTGAATTGCGATTTGATCTCTTAAATTACCTGCCTTCATTAGATTCCAAATATAGTGTTACGACAATAAGGCTGAGCCTGTCTTCTAGCATCAGAACTTAATTCATAAGGCTGATTAGAATTACCTGAAACATAGTAATTTTCCCTATTTTCGTAGTCAGTAGACACCTGTTTTAATATGGCTAATTTTAAGCCTTTAGGAGCGACTGCAAACCCTGCTTCGTACTCTATTGTCAAACCTGTGGTCGAATAGCTTTCAAGGACTTTATATTGCAATCCACGAGCAACATACTCCACTTCTACATCTTCATCATTCACAACCGAATCAATTAAGGTAACTGGGCCGTAAGGAATCTCTTGTGGAATGTGAAAATAGAACCAATACGCCCTTAAAGTTTTTTCCCCTAAAGATAGTCCTGTAAACTTCTCTATTCGTTCCCTTGCAGAGGTAATAAGTTCTTCTATTAAGTCATTCTCCGAATCCGAAGAAATTCTCATATAGTCTTTAGCCTCTTGTAAGGTAACAGGCTCGGTTGTTAAATCGGTTACAATTTCTACTTGAAATTCACTATTTATCATCTTCTATTATAGGTTCTTGTATTGTAAAAACTTTTTTAAGTTCAATTAATGCTTGTGCAATCGTTGCCGATTCATCTAAATTAAAGCATCCTTTTGTGTTTGCTATATTAAGTCCTTGACCTAAGATAGAATATATTTGTTCGTTGTTCATTTTCAAATCTACTAAACTATTTTTAAAGTTCCACTATCGTTCCAAATATCTCCTGCACTTAATCCACTTGCTGAAGTTGGTAAAGAACTAAAGTTAATATTTCCATTTTGCTTAACTCTCATTCTTTCAGTATTATTAGTATAAAACCTTAATGCACCTTGTGTTGCACCACCACCTTCATAACCAGTAATTTGCATAAAAGCAGCTTGTGCCGTAGTTATAGCATATCCGCCTCTTAAAGTTAAACTACCATAATCACTTGTTGCACTTGACCCTAAAATATCCCCCCCACCTGCAACTATTGTTCCTGCTACTGTTACGCTTGAACCAAAAGTTGCTGCACCATTACCTTTAATAGTTAATAAAGTAGCTGCAAATGATTTACTATAAATACCTAAAGCTAAATCACTTGAATTTGTACCTGCTTCAACTAACAATCCATAAGAATTGCCCGTAGAAGCCGACCCACTCAAATTAGCAACCCAATTTCCTGCTGTACCTTGTGCAGTTAAAGTTTCGCCTGTTGAGCCACCAAATATTCCTCTTGTTGCCGTTACACTTGAACTAAATGTTGCTTCGCCTGTTGCAGCAATAGAAAATCTTGTTGCGCCATTTGTTAAAAAGTTCATAGCACCATAATCCTGCCCACCTTGTATTTTATAAATATTTCCAGCATCCCCAAATCTTAATACACCTTGTGATGTAGTACCAATTCCACCTGCACCCCCAACAATTAAGCCGTCAATAGATGAACTTCCACTATAAAACTTTCCTTGTCCTGCCGTTACGCTTGAAGAAAAAGTTGCTGCACCTGTTGATGCAATACTAAACCTTTCAGCGTTAGCAGTATTATCATAAATTCTTAAACGATTATCTGAATCTACAACTTGTAATAAATAACTCTTTGATGTGCCTTGTAAATTAATATTAGCATCCGCTAAAGCTACTCTAAAATCCCCATCAATAGTTACCCTTGTTCCATTATCACTTACGATTGAATTTCCTAAAGCACTTGCTCCTGTAAACTTTGGTAAGTAATTAGTAGTTCCAGTGCCTGTGATAGGATTCGTTAAAGCGTTTTGCTTATTATTAAAAGTAGTCCAATCAGTAGAACTTAACGCTCCATTAGTTGAACCACTTGCTAAACCTAAAGATAAAGCCTGTGTTGATAAAGATAAACCATTTGCAGTTCCTAAAGTTACCGCATTATGCCTTGCAGCAGTATTTGCAGCCACATTTGAATTTGCATCTACTCTTGCTTCAGTATAATAAAGATTTGTACCTTCAGTTATGTTTGAAGTAGTTAAAGAAACCGCTCCTGTTAATCCGTTTACCGAAACAACCGAATCAGTATTATCAACTTTCTGCCACGCTGAACCATCAAATATTGCCCAATCCCCTACATTCCAACTTGTAATTCCATCTAAATTTGTAGAACCTGCTACACTAACAATATAATAAAATCCTTGTGTACCTACCGAACTTGTTAAAGTTGGTGTATTAGTTGAAGCATTCCAAGTTCCCTTGTAAATCGTTCCACCTACTAAACTATTGATTTGATTTTGTACTTTACCAAACGCATCCACGATTGAATCTGTAGCTGATACAGAACCGCCTGTAACATTTAAGCCTGTAAGTACCTTTCCTATTACTGCGCTATTTGTAAGGGTTATAGAAGAACTGCCTGGTCCTGAAGCAGAAGCCTCGCCTGTTAATGCAGTAATATAATTACCTGCCGTTTGTTTATTGTTAAAAGTAGTCCAATCAGCACTACTTAAAGCACCTCTATTTGCAGCCGAAGCTGTAGGTAAATTGAAAGTATGCGTAGAAGTAGCAGAAGAAATACTAAAGTCAGTTCCACTCGTTCCTACTGTAAGGTTTTGTACTTGAGAAGTTAAACCATTTAATGCTGTTAATCCAGTAGAAAATGTTGTTATTGCTTGGCATAAATGACCATTCTGTGTATGTAATGTAATTGTTTTACTACTATGATTAACATAAACTCTAACAGCTAACCTATCAGTTAAAGTTAAAGTAGTTAAAGGAACAGCTAAAGCAGTTGTATATAAGTCAATAGATGTACCACCAGTAATAGATTCTGGAACAGCAGAGCCACTTGAAATTAAAGTAAGCGTAGCACCATCATATTTATATAATTCTAAATAAAAACTTGGACTACCACCACCAGAACTTGCAGAAAACCACATTTCAAAGTTCCAATTACCAGCTGGTATGCTTAATAAAGATGGGTCATTAGCATCAGTTACAAACTGAGCAATATAACCATTTGCGTTAATATTAAAATCAGCACCAGTTCCTATAACAGCAGTTGTACTCATTTCATAATAAGTGTTACCACCTATTGTGCCTTGATTAGTACCACCATTAAAGTAATAACTTACTGAAGAACCTCCCCCAGTTGAAGTAGGGAAAGCAGCTAAAGTACCATCTCCTCTAACATATTGAGAAGCTACACCAGCACCAGTTACTGCAAGTGTTCCATTAGCCGTTAAAGGACTATTAGCAACCGAGAATGCAGAAGGCATACTTAAACCAACCGAAGTTAATCCTGTATCAGCATCCGACCAAGAAGCCGTTACCGTTCCACCATCTTGTTGATTTAAAGTTAAAGTTTTAGTAGAAGTACCCGTAACACCCGCACTAACAATCGAATCGTTATATGCAGTATTCCAAGTAGATTGAGAAGCATCAGTAGGCAAAGAATAACCCGAAGCCATACTTAAAGCTAAAGTTCCACTTGTTGTAATAGGCGAACCTGCAACACTTAAACCTGTTGGTACAGTCATTCCAACCGAAGTTACCGTTCCACTATTTAAATCTGTTCCATTTACCCAAGCAGTTCCGTTATATTTTAATACTTGACCATTCGCAGGACTTGTTAAAGTTACATCCGAAAGTTGAGTTAAAGAATAATCCCCTTCAGCAGCCACAACCGCACCTGTTCTACCAAACACCGAAGTAACTGCATCTGTATTGTCATCAGTCCAAGAAGCAGTAATTGTTCCGCCGTCTTGTTGGTTTAAAGTTAATAATTTTGTTGTTGTTCCTGTAACCGCAGCACTTGTGATTGAATCATTAAATGCCGTATTCCAATTAGTTGAATTATCAGTTAAATAAGAAATAGTTCCTGCCGTAGACTTTACAATCCCTGTACCACTTAAAGTAGCTTGGAAATCAGCCGAAGATAAACCATCTAATAAATCAGCGTTTAAGTTAGTTACTTTAGTAGTCGAAGCAACACTAAAAGGAGCAGTACCAGTAGCAACCGAAGATGCTAATTGTGCAGTAAAAGTCTTAATCCCCGCAACAGTTTGTGCGCCTGTTAAAAGAACACTATTCCCTTGTGTGTAACTTCGTAGAATTGCTGCCGTTACCTTTTTAGTTACTGCATTATCCACTATCGGCAATACATCCGCATCTTGTACTGTTATTAATGGAGATAATTCTGATATTTTAACATTAGCCATATTATTTCTTCTTTATTTTGCCCTTAAACTCTTTTGTAACGCCATCTTTTATAAATTCGGTAAAGTAGCCAACCTTGATAAATTCTTTTATCTTATCGTTTAAAACGAGGTCGTAGTAGTTATTTCTATAATACTTCTTTCCCTGATACGATATATCAACTGTGCATTTATACATACTACAAAGATACTAAGATTTTTAGCAATAAAAAAAGGGTAGATACAATTAAGCACCTACCCTCTTTATTATTTAAGAACTAATTAAACATTTCCTAAGTCTGCGTAGATTGCAGCAGTAGGTAACATCAAGTTAATAGCCTCGTAACACTCTATACGAGCAGTTACTAAGTTTTGAACGAAGTTAGTTCCATTCTCATAAGAGAAAGTTACATTTAAGCCTTCAACTTCAACTCTTTCTAAGTAATCACGGTCAAAGATTAATACTTTGTCATCAGTTACCCAAGATGCCTCAAATACTGGAGTACCAAAGATAGTCAAACCACCTGCGCCGTTAAGAATAACCGCACCTGCACCTGCATAATAACCTTTGTTGTAAGTAGAGATAATTAAACGAGCCATTTGAGTAGGAGAAACTAATGCGTAAGAAGCATTAAAGTTTGCACTCTTTTGGTTACCGATTAATTGGATAATTTCTTCAACATCATCAGTAGCAGTTACGGTTGTTGAACCAGTAGCAGCACCTGAAACAGTACCGAAGAAAGAAGCGTTTTCTGCTTTAAAGAAATCACGAATTAACATACGAGTTAAAGTCTGCTCGATAAAAGGTAAAGACCTCATCATTTGCTTAGAGAAGGTTGCGAAACCTGCGATATAAGCATTTACAGTTTTAACTTCAGTCAAATCGTAATCAATTTGTCCTTTAGAAGCACCTTCAGTTTGCGCTGCAATAGCACCTTCTGAACCACTTTCCTTGTAAGTAACAAAAGTACCAGTCGCTGATTGTACAGTAGGGATTAAATCTCTAAAGTTTAATTTTTGCGAAGGCAAGATTGCTTGTTGTTGGTTGTAAGTAGCTACTGAATCTCCTGTTAAGTTAGAAGACAATAACATATTACCAACCGCTTTTAAATTCATAGTGAATGAACCACCTGAAGACTTCAATTCTTTTTCAGCAATAGCCATATTAGAATCTAAGTTCTCAGCAATTTGCTCACCGATAGATTTAGTAGACGCAATTTTAGCTGCACTCTTACGAGATACTTCTTCAGCTTGTTTGTCCATTTCATCTTTTACTGCTTTGATTTCAGCCTTAACTGAATCAATACTTTTTTCAACCAAAGTTGACATTTCATTTTTTACGCTTAATAAAGCGTTAGCGTTAGCATCAAACTTTAAGTTGATGTCGTTTGCTAAGTTTTTAATTTCTTCCATCTTGTTATAGATTTAAAAGGTTTCTAAATTGTTTTATTTCTTGTATCTTATTGTCCTCTTTCGGCTCGGTTTCTTCAGGAGTAACCACAGTTGGCTCTTCAGATTTAACAAGTGAAATAAGTTTTAATAATTCAAATTCAATAAGCCCAAATGTTTCATCAGTATAAGTACCATTTTTAATAGCCTTAACTAAAGTTTTAATTCGGTCTTCTCTTTCTTCTACTGATTTAAAGCCAGTAAAAGGTGTGTTAGGATTAGCGCCAAAAGTTACTGCTGAACCTTCCCAAAGTTTAACTTCGTAGATTGCCTCAACTTCTTCTTCCATATCCATAGTGGTTTCTACCGACTTTATTACTTGATAACCAATAGAATGTTGGGTTATTACACCATCTCTATAAAGTTTTAAAGCATCTTGTCCGTAAGTTGTATCGCTCATTTTAGCTTCAAAGTACAAACCAAAGTTATCTTCTCTTAAAACCATTAGTTTTCCTAAAGGCTTGTAAGTATCGTGTTGCCATAAGTAAGCAATTTCAGGCTTTGATGAATCAGGACCTCTTTCTGCGATAGTCTTTGTAAATGCGCCTGGCATTATAACATCACCATCTAAGTCAATAGAATTGAATTGAGAGAAGTAACCTGTAACGATTCCTGTTGCGACATCTAAGTCCTTAATAGTAGCGTTGTAATTTTTGAAACTTATATTCTTCATAAGCGATTATTTAAGTAGTGTTTAAAAAAGAGTGAGTAGTTACCTACCCACCCTAAAACCAAAACACCAAACTATGATATACAAAGATACTAACTTTTTTAGCAATTATTTATATATGATATTATTTTCTTGGTCTAATTTGGCTTTAGTAAGTAAAGTGCATTTACAATTTATATTATTACTTGCACCACCTGCTGGATCACCTGGATACCTCATTAATTTACCATCTGCATTAAACTTCTTATCTAAATCAATAGTTTTTCCATTTAAAGCGACGTGCCAATCTCTAGGAGTTTTAGGGTGATCGTGCAACCAAGTCTTTTCCATTTGTATAGGCATTAATTCTGATTGAGCAAACTTAGCAGCATTAGTTACCATTAAAGATTCAGTCCTTGCAATCATTCTTGCTCTTGTCTTAGACATTCCTACTTCTTTAATTAATCTTTTCTCTGCTCCTTTAAAACCTTCGTTATTCTCTAAAGCAGTTTGGAATGCCGCTTGAACTCTTTTAAGTGTTGTTTCGTTAATATCTTGAATGTGTTGCCCGCCTATTGTGTTGAAATATTCTTTTAATGCTTCATTCATTATAGGATTATCAAGACTTAAGCCTTCTGTTGCCTTTGAAGGTAAATTATCCTTTAACCATTTAATATAGCCCTTTAATTGTTTATTCCATCCAGTGTTATAGAAAGTTTGAATAGATTCTATAATAGGAATTGGATTATACAAAATACTATAAATAGATTGAGTAAATTCAATAGATTGCGATTGATTTAAAGCATCTATAATTGGTTGAATAGATTTATTTAAAGCCTTTGAAAACATACGATAACCGTATATTTCAAGCCATTTTTGTAGTTCTGTGTCAAATTCTTCTTGTGTCATTACAACGCTTTATCCATTCCTAATTCATCAAGATAAGTTAAGTTAGTAGGGATTAATATTCTATCCATATCTTCATTATCTAATCTATCGTAGTTCATAGCGTCTCTTTTTTCGTTTGGAGTAATCCACCAAGATTCTTTCATTTGTGCTACTATCTTTTCGATATCCTTTTGCATTTCGGGGAATGCTTGTGCGTCGTAATCAATATAATACTCTACTCCATCCCTTAATGAGTAATAAAGTGCTACTTCGTTAAACATAGCCTTAATTAAGTTTAGAATAGGAATAACTGTGTTAGTTACTAATCCTTTATAGGCTAATTCTTTATTATTATAAGAACTTGAATCAGTAGCAAATAAAATAGGATCTACACCAAAAACTCTACAAAGAGTATCTCTATCCGCTCCTATTGATTTAATTATTTCTAAATCCGCAGGACTCATTCCGATTTGCTTATAGTCAATAATTCCGTTAGTAGCTACAATTCTCTTATAATTGTCCGCTCCTGTTAGCTTTGTGTCTATTTGTTGGTTAATCTTACTGATCTGTTCGCCGTCAAGCATAGCGTCCTTATCTCCTGAGAAAAGTAGACCTGCTGCACCTCCGTTAATAAATGCTTTTGCTTTTGCTCTTGTGCCTTCGTTAGAACTTGAAACAGTTTCCCAAGCCGCCATAAGTGGCGACATTCCATAAAGTTGGTTTCCACTTACATTATAATCAGGATTAAAGAATTTAATATGATTTACTTCGTCCCTGTTAAAAGTTATTTCTTGGTTTCCTATTTGTAATTTATAGCCACTAATTGGCTCAAATGTGCCACTTCCTATAATTTGAGTAAACTGAGAAGGTAAAGGATATAATTTTGTTGGTACTCCTTTGTTTCGTCCTACTTCAGGCATAAACTTGTAAGCATAAGCATTACCGGTAATTTCAAGGAATGAAACCATAGCTTCAATATATTCCTGTTGAGATTGCATCTCATTCGGTCTTGCAATTAATTTATTTAATTCTGTTCCCTCAACTTCGTCCAATCCTTTTTTTAATAGGTTAAATTTGTTATTCTTTGTTCTATTAAAACTCTTTTTATTACTTACTACATAAACATAAAAAGGAACACTTGCTGCCTTCTTAGCGATCATATTTATAATAGCGAATACATCTGGGTTTCCTTGATAGCCGTTAGCTACATAAGCGCGCGGATTATTAGGAATATTAAAGAATATGCCGTTAAAATAAGAGAATAGAGATTGATTGTATTTATTTCCAGGATCGGATTGAGTAGGCATAATAACAGCCTTAATTCTTTGGATTAGATTCATATACTTATATTTTTACAAATTTACTATTATTCTACTACAAAATCAAAAGGCTTCAACTCGAAATAGATTCTCATCATTAAAGCATCACTTATATCCGGTGATCGTCCTAATTTCTCTTTTACTTTCTCCTTTGGTAATATTGCAAGTTTACCGTCCTTATCCGCGTTATGCCTGTGTACCCACTCTAATTCTTCTGTTAATTGCTTTCTTATATCCACATCTTCGGTCCTTACTGCAATTTCATTTTTATTGATTAACTCAGCTAATCTATAATAACACTCAGACTTTAAGTTAATATAGTTTCCTTTTATTGCTTTGCTTCCGTTAAGAAATCCGCGGCAACCTTTCACCTGATCGCAGGTGCCTCCGCCTATTCCGTCCTCGTCGATTATAATATTGTTGTGGTGTATACCCTTTGCAGCAGCTAAAGACTTTATAAACTCCGCCACTTCTGTGGTTGACTTCTTTGATAGCTTATGGATTTCCGTAACCGTTAAGCCATTCCAAAGCATTACAATTGTCTTATCTTTGCCATATCTTGCTATATCCGCGCTAATATATTGCTTACCCTCTGGTAATTCATTTGAGTATATTTCTATTATCTTATTATAATCTATTAGATTGTTTTTACTGTCGTCGTATTCCCAATTGCCGTATAATAACCTTTCTTTGCTAAAATTGTCAAGTGTCTTTAAGGACTCAATATAGTGTGAACTTATATTGCTATTGTCAGTTGCTAAGGCTTGTATAAATGCTTTGTTATTCGGTAGTTTAAGTTCTTTAGCCGGCTTGTAAAAGTTATTATAGACAAAGCCCTTAGACGGGTTGCAAGTGCCTAATATCTTTGGTATTATATTAAAATCATTAAGTTTATACCTTATTCGGGACTTTACTATATTAAATGCCTTTTCGGTTATCTGGTTGCATTCGTCAATAAATGCCCCTGTAATTTCCAAACTACCTAATTCGTCGAAGTTCGGATCCGACGGGTATAAAAATAGATCCTTTAAATATATTGCCGATCCGTTGCTAAATGTTATAATATTACTTTGCGCGTTGT